TGCCTGCTTCTTGACCGGCTATTTTCTTCATACCTTTTACCTCTTCATCAATCTTTCTATCATCAGCTACAGTCAATACTTTGAATGAAACAGTGTTTTTAGAATGAGGAAGTACAAATTCAAACTCGTTCTTGTTACTGAATAGTGCATAATCTACTTCTTTATACTTAAGGTTTTGTAGATCTGTTTGTACAACTTCTTTTTCTCCTGTCGTAGGATTAGTATACTCAAAAGAATAATCTTTACCGTAAGCTAGAATCCTAGCCGCGATCAGTAAGCCATTCCTGTCACCCAAGGTTAGGTCTTCGTAGTTGATTGGTGATTTTATTAGGCTCTTCAACATCTTTTCAATGGCGAGGCCCTGGCGCAGCAGGTTGACATTTGTAAGGATGTCTTCCTCTTTTGCTGTCATATACTTCATTTCAACCACTCCGGATGATAGTGGATTCTCTTTTGGGTAAATAAGACCTTTACTTGGAAGGTCGATCATTTCGGTAGGCACCGTAAACTTTTGTTCTGCCATAAACTATTATCTTTTATATATAAATATAAGAATATAAAGTTTTACCAGACAATTAAAGAATATAGTAAAAAAGAAAGAGCCCCAAGAATGGGGCCCTTTTACTCCTATATTTACTCCTAAATATTAGTAATTCAATACACAATAGTCCATACCGATGTTAAGAACCAATTCGGTAGGATCAGATGTAGACCAGTCATATGAACCAAAGTTAGCTTCTTTAACAAAAGCACCTTTGATAATCCACTCACTTACCACATCACCTACAGGACCTAGGATAGACAAGTTCAAATCTTTTTTGTAGAAGTCAGAATAACCATCACGTCCAGTCACAGATTCGTGTGCCAAACGTACCCACTCCATTACAGCCTGTTGGCCAGAAGGAGAGATTGGGTTATAAAGACTCAAGCTCATATCACGCCATTCAGCTTTACCTTTGATCTTACGGTAAACGTTGATATGGTCAAGTTTAATCTCGTTCAAAGTAACGCCTGGTGCATCAGCCTTTTTAATCATGTAAGCTGGAATACCATCAATATACATGATAAAACGGTTTGATACTGTAGGTTCAAACGCTGTGAACATTATTTCATTTGGATCCAATACTGGCATTGTATGTTAAGTTTAATTCTTACTTATAAATATTGTAACTCAATTATTCTTCTCCTTCCTCTTCTTCTTTCTTCTCTTCTACTTTCTCTTTAACTTCTTCAACTTTAGCTTCGTCTTGCATTTTAGATTCCATCTCATGGATCTTCTTGTCAAGCATTGCTTTAGCTGCTTTCAATTCATCGAGTGTTCTTTCTTTTTTAGCTGGAGCCTCTTCCATTTTAGCTTCTTCTTTTGGAGCCTCTTCAACTTTCTTCATACCATCTTTTGGTACAGACATTTTCTTTTCTTTAACTACAGTGAACTCAGCACCAAATTGCTTTTTAGCCTTTGTAGCTTCAGTGATAGTCAATTGCTCTTTTACACTCTCGTATAAGTGAGCTGGAACTTTGATTCTCAATATTGTATTATCGTTCATCTTAAATTGTGTTTATTTTATTGACCAAATGTTGTACCAGTTGGAAGAATGTTGAAGTCAAGTTGAATGAATTCCGCAGTCTTTGTTGGTTGCAAGTAAATAGTACCAACTAATTGGTTACGATCTACTACATCTGGTGTGTTATTAGACTCATCCATTACTACTTGGAAAGCATACAAACCTTGACGTTGTTGTACAGATTCCAAATATGGATTAACTTGGTTTAAGAATTTGTTACGAGTTACTTGAGTGTTAGGTTCGAACACGATTTGCTCACCGAGTTGTCCGATATATGATTTAAGAGCGATCAACAAACGTCTTACATTTACTCTGTCAAGAGCAGATGGCTTTTGCTGAAGTGTCTTCTGACCATAGATAACGGTACCAACACCTGGGAAAGTAGCGATTGGGTTAACCTTTCCTTGATATAACAAGTTACGATCGTTTACACCAATCTTTCTTTCTGGCTGAAGCACTGTAGAAAGAGCACCTCTGTTAAGACCTGCTGGTGCAAACCATTCTGCAGATACTCTATCATTGTATTCGTAAACTGCTGGTACCAATGTAGAAGCAGGAACGAAGTTAACTTTACCAGTCTCACGAGATCTTACTTGAACCCATGGCCAGTAAGTAGCACCGTAAGAATTATCATATCCTACAGCCTCATTGAGTACAGTTGAAATTTGTTGTCCGTAAGTTACCATGTCAACTACAGCGATAGCATCTCCTCTATTTTGAGCAAGAGTCAACAATCCGTTTACTTGACTTGGTGCGTTTTGGCTAGTCAAACCTGGAGCATATACTACGTTGAAGTCGTAAGCATCTTTGTTACTCAAAAGGTTGATAGCAACATCATAGTTTGAGTTAACCAAACCTTGTACGTTATTAAGTGATCCACTAGCTGGTACGCTTTTTATGTTTTCAAACATATAAAGTGGAGCATTAGTTGTATTGGTAGAACTGATATATCCACCATAGATAGCACCTTGAGCACCACCGAATGCACCTTGAACTGATCCAGAACCAAGAGCCGGCATAGAACCAGTATATTGATTCTGAGCAACACCAGTTGCACTAAAGTATCCTGGGGTTGGTTGATAAACCGCAGAAACTCTTACGTATTTAGATTTGTTCTGATATGAACCAGTGGTTTGCAAGTAGTAGTTACCAGTTGAATCTTGTTGTACAGTTTGTGTCTGGTCACCAATTACATATGCAATATAGTTATTTTGGTTAGGATCTAATGAAAGATTAGTCCATGATTCAAGAATAGTTTTGCTATTGTTGTAGTCGTCACCACGACGAATATTGATGCTGAAAACACCTGAACCAGTATCTACACCCGTGATCTCCCAACGAACATTCGCTTCAGAACCAGAAGGAAGTGAACCACTCACTCCTGATGCGAATCCGTTTACGTTGTTCATGATCTCACCTACAGACAAAGTACTTAATTCAAAAGTAGGATTAGTGTTAATACCTGCTACAGAAGAAGTAGCCGCAGTATAAGAACCAGAAGCAACTCTAGTAACAAGAATAGATTGTCCGCCTTGTTCAAAATAGTTAAGAGCAGCCATGCTAGTCAAGTACTCATAGTTAGCACCACCAGAAACGAAAGCAGCACCGAAGAGTGCTTTGTACTGAGAGTATGATGTTACTACTGTAGGGATGTTTACTGGACCAATTACGGTAGGACCTAAAAGAGCAGCGCCGGCTGCAACTGGGCCCTGAGTTATTTGTGATAAATCGTTTTCATTCAAGAAAACTCCTGGGCTAATAAGTGTTTCGGCCATTTATGTTATTTTTATCTAGTAATAAATATCAATACTTTATTCAAAACACTTTAGCTAAAATCTCCTGTCTCGATATTTATGGAGACGTTTCCGTATTTGTCTTTGAGCTCTTGGAGTAAACTCTCTTCCTGATCTTTTATCTGTTTGATCTTCTTTTTTTGTTCGTCAATCAAAAGTTCAATAGATAGTTTTTGGTAACTGAGTTCTCCTAAGGCTGATGCAACTTCTAGGGCGTCTTTTTTAAGTAGCTCTATTCTCTGAAGTTCTGTGTCGGTTATTTTACCCATAACAATATTCTATAATAAATATGTAATACTCTCTTAAGAAAAAAAGCTCTCCAAAAAGAGAGCCTTATGTTAATAATCAAAATCAAATTATTCACCTACTTCAACTAGCTTGAAGAATGTGGTGTAAACACCGTCTGATTCTACATTCTCAAACTCGTCTAGTTTAAAAGGTTTATATTCTAGCTCTTTATCTTCTTGAAGTAGAGCATTGAAGTCGTTCTGAAAGTCAACGAACTTAGGGTTAAGCTCTCTAGATACAATCTCACCTTCTTCGTTAGTAACGATATTGATGTACATTGGAATAGAGATAGCACCGTTCTCGTCAGCTTCACCATGCTTCTTGATCAAATCTTCTTTGAGTGTTTCAATAGCTTGTTTTTCTGCTGCTACTTTCTTAGCTAGGTCAGTCAACCAATACTTTGTAGTGAGTTTGATCTTTTCAGCCAATAGACCTTTAGATATAACTTCACCAGATTGTTGGTTTACTACGCCGTTTAGTTCAGCGTCTAGGTTGTAAAATTCGTGGAGTTTAAATGTAACTTTGTTCATATGTTATTTTTCTTTTTTTACTACCTTCTTTTTTGGAGCTGCTTTCTTTTTAGGTTCAGCAACTTGTACTTCTACGATTGGTTCAACCTTAACTTTAACCTCTTCTTTAACAGGGTGTACAGTAGATTGTACCTTAGGCTCAAGCGGTTGTTGAGCATCTTTCTTTTTGCTGTTTACTACAAAGTAGGCAACTACAGCAGCGATAGCAAGGATAACGATAAAGACTAACATAATTGTGTGTTTATTTATAAATATACAAAAATGGGTGAAAACTACTTGTACTGGTTTTTGATCTGTTTTACCTCTTCTTCAGTCATATATCTTTCTATGGCATGATATCCTAAGGTACCTAGCTCATATTTAACCTCACAGGCAAACTTCTTTGATACCTCAAAAGGAGCATAATTACCAATATTGTACTTGATCATTCTAAGGCAAAAGAATATGTCTTCAGCAAAGAATGAAGCTGAGGAATATTGGCCTACCACCATTAGGTCTTGGAGGTCAGTTTTCCAACCATGCATACGACATATATATTCCATGGTCCTAGGGTTTCTGATAGACAATGCACCATTTTGGATAGTTTGATCCTTTACAAAGTTATAGCATGGGGCTCCTACATAATCGTATTGTAAATAATCTTCTATACCGTCTTTCAAGATAGCGGTATCCATGTGAAACATCAAGACTCTTTCGTAGTCAAAAAAGCTTTTCCAGAAGTCTGGCTGAGTCATAAACATACACATGTTAAATAAAGACTTCATTCTCTTGTCTTTCAAAGCTTCTTCTAAACCTGATATATACTTTATAGTAACAGGAACTGGCACATCATACTGCATAGGCCTAAACTTGTAGTTCAGTTTGAACTTAATCAACTGCTCCTTTATTTTAGGCTTAGCCTCTTCAGATGTGTAAATAAATAAGTTTGTACCTTCAGGCAAATGCTTCATGTGTTCGAAACACACTTTACCAAAATTGTCGAAAGGTCTGTCTTCAATAATAAATGCTGCTAACTTTTTCATAACTGTTGTTTCCAATTGATTAAAGGACTAAGCCACTTTGTTTCACCATGTGTAGAGTAGCCAGGAATAGAGCAGATAATCTTTCTACCTTTTTGTCCTAACTCCATGAACATGTTAAAGTCGTGTGGATATGTTTCACTAGTCCACTTTCTGAGTATTGTTTCGTCTTCTTTTAGTGTACTAACTCTTGAGATAAAAGTCATCGTTGTAGAATTAGTATACTTCCAATGGCTTAGGTTAGTCAAAAAGACTCTTGTTTGTTCTGACTTTCCTGAACAGAAAGGATTTCCTCCTTCATAAGGGTTCATGTACTTGTCTGGATGATCATATAAAGTTACATAATCAAATAGTAAGTCTGAGCTAAAAAGATCTTCTATAACCTCTCTTGCACCTTCACGATGTACATAGTCGTTCTCTAAGAAGTAGACTATTTCATTATCTTCCATTTTTATAGCCATATCTAAAGCTATATTGAATGTACCTGCGCCGTGTCCTACACTTACATCTATGATATTATCTGTGTATAGTTGTAAGAACTTTCTTGTATCGTCAGTTATATTATCGGCTATAACAATGAACTCTGTTGTTTCACTATCTAACTTCTGATAGGCGTTAGTAAAACAATCTTTGTTATTGATGTAGTTAGGCTTTTCTTTAGGATAGCCCGTTTCACTGATTCTATATATGACTTTCATTAGATCTTAGCTACTGTCTTTAACACTTCTTGTACATCAAACATCTCTTCAGGAGAGTTGTAAGGACATTCGTGGAACTGTCCGTCTAGTTGATAGTCAAAATAAGAAGCATCAACTTTCTTAACGTTCCCTACAGGTTGTTTTGCCTTAATGTTAGTGTGCATTTTATAGCCAAACATTTCAGGGTGTGTTCCAATCCATAGAACAGTCGAAGGAAGTTTGTAAGCAGCGGCTGCGTGTTGTAAACAAGAATCAATCAAGACTCTCTTAGCTGAAGCTCTAACAAGACTGAAGAGTTCAAAGTTACTCATTTGTCTTTCTACTACTTCAACCATCGGTGATTGTATGGCTTGTGATTGATGTTTACATACTTGAATGATGTGGTATTGCTGACCAAAGTTTTGTACAATAGCTTCACTAACATATCTTGGCATGTCTCTAGACCAAGCATAAATTGGAGCTCCGTCCATCAATGGGCCTCCGTTTGTATGGAGTAGTAAAATAGGTCTTTGTCTCTGCCATGTAAACTGCATCTCTTGCTGAATCATGTTCATGAAAAGCTCAGGCAGATCTTTCTCCTTGTTATAAGGAAGATCATACATCTTGTGCCATGTTTCATGGAGTGGAGACTGCTGCATAATATGGCTAGTCTCAAAATAAGGTTCACGTCTTAGGATAATAGTGTCTTTTCCTGAGATATAGTCCTCCCAAAAGTAAGGAGTCATACCTAGCCTGTACACTCTATGAATGTAAGGATTGTTCAAGAACACTTCAGGGAATGAAGCCATTACTATCAGCTTCCTATCCTTATACTTTTCTGCAATGTTTTTGATTACTGCGGTTGAAGCGACATTTTTACCGAGACCGCCCTCGACGTGGAACACAACATACTTGTCTTGTGACATAACAGGGGTTTATTTATAAATATACAAAAAAGGATTGAAATAAAAAAATAAATTTTATACTCCTATTCTCACTCTAAGCGCATTATATGTTTGTTGTATCTCACTAAGAGATAGTATTCTGTTATATATTAACGTATTATATATAGTAGAATTACCATATATGCTGGTAGCAGGTTGATACGCTCCTAAATAGTAAACGTTAGTGCCTGCTCCCCAATTAAATACAGAGGTCCAGTTAGGATTTGCTTGAGTTGCAGTCATTTCAGTAGTGTTATAATACATTTTCATAGTACTTGTACTAGGCTGATACTGAGCTGTAAACATGTAGATCTGATTATCTGTTAATTGCACTGTGCCCCTATAATCAGTAGAATAGTTTGGATCATTATCTCCAGCAGCATAAAACCTCATTGTTCTTGTCCATAAACTAGAGATTGTTCCTACCTCAAGTACATATCCGAAAGGTGCCGTGGTTTGATATTTACCAAATAAAGGTACTCTGTTATTAAAATTAGGCACCTTAGCAAATACTATTAATGTAATAGCTGTAGTTATAACAGAGGCTAAACTGTTATTACCTTGAGCATAATCATTAGAACCATCAAATGTTATTCCTCCACCATTTGTACTACTATAAGTAGGACCGTTAGTAAGAGTATTGTTATATCCGTTCTGTAAATCTGTCCATGTTGTACCTGATCCAGGATACGATGTGCCTACACCTGCGTTTACATATAAAACTAAACAGGTTCTAGGAATTGCAGTATAGTTATAAAACTCACTCATACTATGAGGACTAGCTACATTTATACATCCATACTGATTTGCTAAACCAAATAAAGAGCTATTATTAACAGTAGATCCTCCTGCTAATGAACTATTTGCAACAGTTGCTGTTCTTGACAACTCTGCATTAATACATGATATTCTTAATGTACCTGAACTAGGTAAAGCCATTGTTAACCTATTTTACATTTAAGATACTCAATCTGACACTGTTGTTCTTTGATAGCCTCAATAAGAAGTGGTACTATCTTTTCGTATTTAACAGTAAGATAGTTCTCGCCTGATTTTGATCCTGATTGTGAATGATCAAATGGAGCGTGTCTAACGACTTCAGGAAGCACTTTTTGTACTTCTTGAGCAAGTACACCCACATCTTCTTTAGAGCTAGGATTAAATCCTAAACACTCTACACCGTCTTTCCAACTATATGTAACACCATTGATACATTTGATTCTGTCTATAGGATTAGTTATCGTTTTAATGTTGTCTTTTAATCTGCAGTCAGAAGCATATGCTATGACGTCTCCTGTTGAACTTAAAGTTCCAGCACAAACAGTTCCTGAAAAGCACGCAATACCACCATCTGCTTGAAGTCTTAATCTTGTAGTTTGTGTACCTCCTACATTATGTCTAAATAATATATCACCAAAAACTTGCCCAGCAGATGCTTGATATGTATTTTCTACGACCCCTACTGCACTATTTGGATGATAATACATTCTGATACCTGTACCTCCTGACCATCTTGCAGAAACTATAGAGCAACAGTCGGCATTTGTACTTGTAGTTACTTGTAAAATAGCAGAAGTAGTACTATCAATATACATTTGAGGAGCACAAACTGTACTAGAAAAACAAGCTACACCGTTATTATCTAGTTTAATTCTTTGAGTATTGTTTGTAATAAAACCTATATTATCATTGGAGTTAGTTCCTATTGACCACGTACCTCCAGTACCGTTTCCATGTCCTTCTATATTATAAACACCCATTCTCCAATAATCACCTCCTGAAACTGTACAAACAGCAGTTGTTGTTGATACTACTGTACCACTAAATGTGCCTCCTGTATAAGTAGGAGAACATGTAGATAAGAAGCAGCCTACAGATCCTGATACTACTGTAGAACCGAATATTGTTGGAGCACATGCTGCAGTTGAACCATATAAGGTTGTACCAGATACTGTGCCTCCTACAAATGAACTAGCGCAAGATGTAGTAAAACATCCCACAGGAGAACAAGCTACTGTAGAACCATAAACAGTAGTACCGGTGAAAGTACCTCCAGCATGAATAGGTGCACAAACTGTTCCAGAAAAACAAGCAAGCCCGGATGAGCTTATATAAGACTGCCCATAGAAGCAAGTCGCATTACCGTATGAAAATATACCTGATGAAGTGATGTGGTCTCCACCTTGGCCCATCATAAGAGCACAAGCTGTAGTACCGATTTCATTACCAAGACCTGTTGTATTTCTTGGGCCAGAGATCAACATACCACCATCATAAGTAGAACCTGACGGGTTAGAATACACCCATCTATCGTTTTGGCTGTCCCAGAATAACGAACCAGTTCCGGCTAATGAACCTGAATCAAATACTGTCAAGCCACCGAATCTAACTGATGGCGTATTTGTGTTAACAGTAATAACGTTTGTCGCTACATTTAATTGGCTTGATGTTACATACTGTATAGATGAAGTACCATATACAGTCAAATTGTTTAAGTATAAGGTACCTGATACAAAGGCATCTTTTGTTACTCTCATACCACCGTCTGTATAGATAGACGCTGTAGAAGTAAAACCTATAGCATTAGAAGCATGGTTTATATATTGTACCCCTGTGAATGTATTTGAACCCGTTGTAGCGTATTTAGACTCAATGGTTGTTACTCTAGTTGAGAATGATCCTGAGGCTGTATTTAAACTACTAGATGCTGCCTCTAATGTTGTTACTCTAGTTGAGAATGAACCTGAAGAGGAAGAATAAGATTGGCTTACTACAGCAAATGAACCAGAAGCTGTTTCAAGTGTTGTTACTCTCGTAGACAAGCTACCAGATGCAGAAGAATAAGATTGGCTAACTACAGAGAATGAAGCTGACGCTTGTTCTAGTGTAGTTGTCCTTGTAGAAAGTGATCCAGAAGCAGAACTATATGACCCACTAACAACAACAAAAGATGCAGAAGTAGTAAGATAGCTACCACTGAGTATTGCAATAGAAGAGCTCAGTGAAGCTGTAGCTTGATTCAACTCTTGGTCTGTAGCAAAAGTAGCATCTAAAGAGCTACTAAACTGTTCTAGATTAGTTACTCTTGAAGCTATAGATCCTGACCAAATAGAAGAAGATTCAACTGTTGTAGTTACATCTTGATTATTGATTATTAAGGATCCGGTTATATCTGCTGAAATGATCTTCATCTACTGTTGTTTGGTATAAATATTTTTAAGTTGGTCTATTTCTGTACGAAGTTTCTGTACTTCAGATAGTAATACTATACTCAACTTTTCGTAGTCGACGTTACGTACCACTTTGTTGTCGTCTTCATTCACCAACACCGCTAGTTCAGGCATTACCTCTGCTACTTCTTCTGCTATTAGTCCTATTTGTGTTTCAGATTTTAATTCTTTACCTAGATGTTTCCACTCGTCCTTGTATTGGTATGTCTTTGGTTTTAAACACATGAATAAGCAAGAGTTGGTATCGTAGTCACATATACCCTCTTTGTAATCGATTGAGGAACCTGCTGCGTAGAAGGTTCCGTTTACGTGAAGCAAGTATGAAGGAGACGTAATACCTACACCTATGCATCCACCACTTGTAATTCTCATCTTTTCACTAGCAGCTCCAGTTTCAAATATAAGACACATTCCTGCAACTCTTGTAGAGAGGTATCCGTTATTACCATCTGAAACCATAGTCATTCTAGTAACATTACTAGTAGAAACTTCGTATCCTTGGTAGTTACCACCTCCATTAACAGTTAAAACTGTTCCTGTAAAACCTACAATGTTTGCACTTGTTCCACCTACAACAACATTACCATCAGTAGCAATTCTCATTCTATCTCTACCACAAGTACCAAATGATAAAGGATTATTAGTAGTAGTCCATACAATTGCAGATTCTGAAGGGATACATCCGTCAGCTGAGTTTCTAGTAGGACCCATTATCATTGTAGCACCACCACATCTTTGGCTTCTATAAAATGCATGGTTACCAGGAAGGCATTGCATCAATCTAACCATGTCATCTACTCCAGCAGCATTAGCATCACATATTTGTAGCCTTATATTTGAAGCTGGGGCCTCAACTCCAATACCCATATTACCGCTACTGTCTAAAACCATTCTAGTAGTACCACCTCCTGACGCTACGTTACCACTACTAAAATAAAGTTTGCTATCACCATTCTTAATACCAATACCCCATCTATCTGCTACTGCATCTTCTGTGAATGATACCCAACCACATCTTCCTGCATCTGGTCGTACATTTATTGTTGAACCGTCACTGCTGTCTACTCTTAATTGTATAACACCTTGACCTCCGTCTACTACGAGTTTTTCACCCGGAGTACACGTGCCTATACCGACATTGCCTCCATTATTCATAGTAATACCACTACCTATAGTACCAGCACCAGTAGTGATATAAAACGTATTTGCAGCATTACCTGCTCCTATGTTAGCGTATCCTACATTTCCACCATTACCAGAATGAGATATGCTTATTGATCCGGAAGTACTTGTACTTTGAAATCTGGCTACTAATCCTGCTGAACTAGGATTACCGCAAACGTGTAATAGGTTGAGAGGAGTTGTAGTACCTATACCGACGTTACCATTATTTTTAATAACCATTCTAGTATTCCAAGACTGAGCTGATCCCCCCGTTACAGCAGAAGTTTGAAATTGAAATCCTTCTTCAGCTCCATTTTGTAATATAAGTCTACCAAATCCATCTGTTTGTAGTGCTGTTCCATTAGGACTTGTACCTCCTGCTATGTATGCCCCAGCTGAATCATCGGCTGCTATAAAAATTCCTTGTTTATTTGTACAAGATGCTATTTTACTTACGAATAAACCGTTTGTATTTGCTCCTGATGCTACATGAAGTGCACTGCAGGGAGTTGTAGTACCTATACCGACGTTACCAGAACTAACAATACGCATTCTCTCAAAATCTCCACAGGTAAAGATGGCTATACCTTGGTTAGGCCCACTTGCTGTTGAAGAAATCCCTAATCCTACTCCACTATACCCAAACATTCCATAGTTAGATCCAGCTGTTGAAGGTGACGTTGCAGCACCTGCCATATCTATGGTACACGCTGTTACTACACCACATCCTGTTAAATTTAAAGGCATATTCTATTACTTTATTTCAATTAAATTAAATTTGTACTTCTTACATGAAACCTGATTGATGATAAATAAATCACAAGCACCTTCTTGTATTAACCAACTACCTCTAGTACCATCAACATAGTTTGCATGTTCGTGGTTCAAGTTGTTGAGGATTAAGTCGTTTGTACCGAGTGATTTTGCTGTAAGTTCACAAGCGAAGCAGGCAGCACCTGTACTTGTTATTCTTAACTTTTCTGCTAAGCATGAATTTGTTCCTGTTGATATAGATAATCCTAAAGCACCAGTCGCACCGTCATCAAACACATTAATTCCTGCAGCGATGTTGGTACCTTCTGACCAA